CCAACTGAAGCCAAGAAAGAAATTATTCCATCAACGCCAGGCGTTATTTACGACCAATCTTCACGAGAAAGAGCGAAAAGAGAGCAGGCGGTAGGATTAAACGCTGGGCCTCAAGCTGAATTGGCTAAAAAGAATAGTGAAGAATATAACAATATGGTTCGTAATGAGGCTCAAGGAGCCAGAGAAAACGCTCCATATTTAAAAGAACTTTCTACAACTTTGGCAGACTCATATACCAAGCACGGCATGAATGAGCCTGGATTCAAGAGTGAGATTAGAGCGGAGTTAGTTAGCGCCGCAAATACCTTATATCACTCTCTGGGTGGAGAGGGTGATCTTGGAACATTGAAAAGAGACCAAGACATAGTCAATAAAATTTCAACTTTATTGTCTTCAGAACGCGCAAGGATGGGCAATCAACATGCTTTTGCCGCGCTGGAGACAATGAAAAATGCAATACCTAATTTGTCTATGGACCCAAGAGCAGGCGCTGAACTAACGTCTCAACTTATGACATTGCAGCAAAGAGCCCTTGATCGTGATGCTCATAAAAAGCTTTATGCAAAAGACAGTAATGGGTTTTTAAACGAAGCCGCTGACGATTTTACAGAGAAGTCTGCAAGTCGTTATCAGATGGAATCCAAGATAATAAAAGACTTAATGCTGCATCACGCTCAAGAACTAAAAATGATGATGTCAGGCCACGGCGTTACGCCAGAACACATAGAAGAAGCGATACAAACTTGGTATGGTAAGGACGCACCAAAAGATATGTATCGTTATTTCGCTCCACAAATATAAAAGAGGGAAAAATGGACAGCTCAAACCCTCTTTTAAGACGCTCTCAACAATCTCCAAGTTTTGGAGAAGAGGAAACTTCAGCTGTTGAGAACCCACTTTTAAAAGAAGCTCCAACACCAATAGTTGAAGAACCAAAAGTTGAAGAGCGCAAACCCCTTTCATGGCGGGACGTTCCTGCAGAGGCCGTAAAACATTTGCCAGAAAGCGGTGCTGCCGCGGCAAGGGGTTTTGTAGAGCCATTTTTGCATCCAATACAAACATACGAAACTGGCAAAGAGCTAGTTGGCGGCCTAGCGTCCAAAGCTGCTGGCGCTTTAGGGATGCCGCAAGAGGAAGAAAAGAAAGCCCAAAACGAAGCTGTCGTTAATGCAATTAAAGATTTTTATGTCAACCGTTATGGATCTGAAGAAGGCTTTAAGCGCGCCCTTGCAGAAGACCCTGTCGGCGTTATGGCAGACGTCTCCACTATATTAGGAGGTGGCGGCGGTGCCCTAGCAAGGGTCCCAGGTGTTGTTGGCCGCACAGGTGAAGTTGTCTCTGCGGCCGGCAGGGCTATTAGCCCTATAAATGTTGCCGCTCGTGCAGCGACACCAGTTATTTCTTCTGCTCAAAAAGCCGCCACATATCCCCTTGCTATAAAAACTGGTGTATCACCAGAGACAATGAGGACAGCTTTTAAGGCTGGTCAAGAAGGCAGCAAGCCATTCTTTGCTCAATTAACTGGTAAAGCAGAGCCATCTGAAATAGTTGATGCCGCGCATGAAGCAACCAACGCATTAAGAGATAAAAGACGCTCTGACTATTTAGCAAGTAAAGAAGGATGGGCGGCCAATCAGCAGCCTATAGATTATAGCAATATCAACAAGGCATTGGTTGAGGCTGAAAAAGATGTCATGCACGGGTCAAGGGTTTATCGCCCCGAAGCAAAGGCAATGCTCGACAAGCTAAAAAAAGAAATTAACGATTGGCAAAATACGCCAACTGATTTGGCTGCAATTCGTCAAGGCACTTCATATCACGGCGTTGAAGGTGTCGATAAACTTAAACAGCTTGTAGGCGATATACGATCAACCGCAAACCCAGGTAGTCCAGCCGAGGCTTTGGGGACAAAAATATACAATACAATTAAGGATACTATTGTAGAACATGACCCTAATTACCAAACGGCGATGGGTCAATATTCTGACGCCAGTGACACCCTAAAGCAATTAAAGTCGACGTTGTCACTTAATCCAAACGCGTCTGTTGATACAACATTGCGTAAGCTGTTATTGGCTCAGAAACAGGCAGACGGCAGCAAGGCTAGTTTACTTAATGAGCTGAAGGAAGTTGACCCAGAAATCGGGAATATGATCGCTGGTCACTTGCTACATCCAATTGTCCCAACGGGAATAACTGGTAAAATAGGTGCCGCTCTTTCTTTAACGCCTCACGCTGGGGCGTTCCCTGCTATTGATCCCGTAACCGCAGCACTTAATGTTGTTTCTTCGTCTCCCAGAGCAATGGGCGCGGCCAGCTATGGCCTTGGACGCATGACTGCTCCTGGTGGGGGGCTCCCCTCAATGGCATTGATGCCAAGTGAGATAACAAAGGCAGTTCCTAAAAAAGAAGAAATTGTAGAAGAGGAGCGCCCATATTTTAATAGCTCTAATGATCAAATTAATAGAGCTAAGGGTGGTCGTATTCATCGTGCTACGGGCGGAACTGTAAAACATGGCATGACGGCTAAGGCTTTAATTAGCGCCGTCGATGCGGCACGAAACAAGATTAGCAAACAAACAAAAGCTATACTCAATCAACCAGACGAGCGCGTGGCAACTGCGTTAAAAGTTGCAAATAATCATATATAGGGAATAACGATGTCTAGCACCTATACAACAAATAAAAACCTTGCAGAGCCAGCTCTTGGTGATACTGGCTGGAACTCTCCACTAAATTCAAACTTCACTATTATTGATAACTGTCTTGGTAGTAGAGCGTCCGTAAGTTTGAGCAGTTCAAATGTTACGCTTTCAACAGCACAAATTCAAAGTGCAATCATATCTTTTACTGGAACACTTTTAACAAATGTTAACGTCGTATTCCCTGCAGGTGTTGGCGGTATTTGGGCTATAAGTAATTTTTGTTACGGCGGCGCAAGCAATTATTACATTACACTCACAACTGGCGGGTCTGGCGCAATCGTTAGCCTTCAAGGTCGTTACGGACTGTTCAATGTTTATAGTGATGGAACAAATCTAGCTTTAATAGACAATACCGTCCCGTCCGGCATGATTCAGGCATTTGGTGGACAATTAGCTCCTAGTGGGTGGCTTGCATGTGACGGAACTTCTTATTCGGCCGCAGCATATCCCGCGCTATTCTTTTCTATTGGATACACTTGGGGTGGTTCTGGCGCCGCATTTAATGTGCCAGATTTAAGAGGAACATTCCTTCGAGGAACTGGCACTAATACAACTGGCGCTTCTACTGGCGCAACAGGACCCGCTATTGGAACATATAACGCAGACACATATTTAAACCATAACCATACAATTACAGACCCTGGCCACGCTCATTACTCTCTGGGCGGGGGCGGATTAGTGAGTGTAGGCAGCACAACTGGCACTACATTTACTTATGGTTCCGGGTCTGGAACATTACAATACAACACCACCACATACAGTGCCGTAACTGGCATATCCGTCAACACCTCAACAACTGGCGGGACAGAAACTAAACCAAAGAATTACGGCGTCCTTTATTGCATAAAAACATGATGCACCTAACAGTGAATACATGATGCACCTAACGGTGAATCTTTGATGCACCCAGACCACTTTGAATTTATATTAAAAATGATGAAGGCGTTCATTATCGCCTCCATCGTTATTTATTCATTCAAATTAGGTAGACTTGCGTATGAAGCTATTGGAACAGAAATCTATTAACTATTTTGAATGAAATGAAATTAATTTTTCTAAATTTCCACGAGCCGGATAATAGCATATTTTATAATGATACTCGCAGTAAGCACCCCTATTTTGTTCGTCGCCACAATATCTCGTTACAGGATCTTCTCCTGAGATTATAAATCTGCATGACGTTCTCTTTAAATCTACAAGCTCAATTCCACCCAAACGCGTCGGCAAAACAGGTATTTTTTCAACTGGAATATTTTTTGGCGGTGTTGTTGAAATAATCTCTTTATTTTTTTGCGCAAATTTTTCTTCTCTTATTTTCCTTTCTTCAATAACTCTTTTCTTATGTTGATCCTTTTCGTCTCTCTTAAATACATGACCACTGCGCTTTAGCCTATTAACAAAACCAATAACGGAGTTTCGCGTAAGATTAAGATTATCACCAATTTTAGAACCAGACATTCCTTGCTCCCACATTTCAATTATCTTGTCTTTTTGATCTGCCGTGATCATTCTAATCCTCTTGAGTTATTTCGATATTAAATGTAAAATACATAACCCATTGACACAAAACGATAATAAATAACGTCTATATGGGTTACGGCCTACTATTGCAAGGAATAGTTATGATATCAAGATCAGAGGCTGAAGAAATCTTATTATTGATAGAAAATGCCCTCCAGGACGGTGACTACCCGGACGGCCATAAATGTAAAAGCCATGAGAGACTGGCGTCGGCAACTGTTTCAAAGCAGATGGGAGTTCATAGGTCAGTTATCGCTCGCAAACTTGCAGAGATGAAAAAAGAATATGATCTTGAGCCAAACTGGAAAATATTTAAAGAACAAAAAGAAGAAGACGCCGACCACATTGTTGTCCGTCGTCTTAAAGACAAACTGGCAATGGCTGAGACAAGGGCGGCCAAGGCTGAACGAACGAGTATAAGCTCAGAGGCGATTAGGGAAGGCATTTTAGGTCTTGCCGCTACACCACTAGAGCCTAAGTCATGGAGCCCGCCCAAGGGTGATAAGAAGGGGCATAAAGAGGCTTTGGTTCTTATGGTGTCTGACGTCCACATGGGCGAGACAATCGACAAAAATCAAATGGGCGGCAGGAATACATTTGATAAAAAGATTTGCGGGAAAAGGCTGGAGCGCCTATTCCAAAACGTCGTTAAAATGGGGACTGTCCACTGGTCAGGCCCTCCTCCTGGGGTGATATATGTTATTCTTGGGGGCGACCTTATCAGTGGTGAAATCCACGAAGAATTAGCGAAATCAAATGATCTACTTGCTATCCCCGCTGTCAGAGAACTTGCAACACATCTCATATCTGGGATTGAATTGCTTATCGAATCCTTTGACTGCGAAATTCGAGTCGTCTCTGTTCCGGGGAATCACGGGCGGTGCACGCGTAAGCCAGAGTCAAAAGGGTTCGTCCTTAACTCCTACGACACACTCGTCGCATGGCTCGTCGAAAGTTGGTTCATGGCAAAAGGGACCAAGCGGATATCATTTGCAGCCCCGGCGTCGGGTGACGCGTTAATCAACATATGCGGCTGGAATTTCCTATTCACGCATGGCGACAGGATAGGCAGCCGTGGTGGAATGGGCATGGTTGGGCCAGTAGCCACAATTGCTAGGGGTATGCAGCGTGTCATACAGGACTATGCAGCCGAGCAGATCGTGGTAGACTATGTGGTTGTTGGCCATTTCCACACAAGCGTAGAGCTTGAGCAAGGATTTTGTAATGGCTCAGTCTCAGGTCCCAGTGAGTATAGTCGCTCTGGCCGTATGCGTAGCAGCCCTTGCAGCCAGTGG